CTTACCTTTATTATTAGAGGCAAAGATTGGTAACAATTGGCTTGACACAGTAGACGTGTCGTGATATAACTAAGATTCGTTTCAACAGAAAAGGAGAATACATGAACCAAGTATCAACAATAAACACAGGTAACTTTAACGCAATGGCAGAGGCAATGGGTATGAGTATTGACACCCAACAGAAGTCACAGGCAAGTACGCTTGCTAGATTGCGTGTCAACCATTCACCTATCATGGGAGAGGAAACTATCAATGGTAAGAAGGTTAAGGTTGAGGTTGTATCTGGTGGTACATATAAGTTGGAGATACCAGACGGTCCAACTTACTACGCTACTACAGCTACCATACGTCCCTACCTACAACGCTTTATGTATAAGCGATTTGTAAAGGGAACAGATAGCACACCTAATCGTTACGTCAAAACATTAATGGCTAATGATTTGAACAACGACATGAAGGACAATGACGGTGGCTTCAACTGTGGTAAACCTGCAGGTTACATTGAAGACTTCAAGGCATTGCCTGAGAAGACACAAGACTTAATTCGTCAGATCAAACGAGTACGTGTACTGTTTGGTACGGTTGAATTACATGACATTGTGGACGCTTCAGGTAAGTCCGTAGAGTTATCACCACAAGCTTTCATCTACGAGATAGAGAATCGTGATGCCTTCAAAGGTGCAGGTACTATCTTCAACAAGCTAGGTAAGATGCGTAGGCTACCAGTACAGCACAACGTGTCAATGTCTACTGAAGAGCAGTCAATGCCTAACGGTAACGTGTGGTACTTACCTACATTTACACTTAACTTAGGTGAAACACTTGAGGTGGGTGACGGTGAGCAAGAGATCTTTGCTAATTTCATGGCATGGATTGAGAACTACAATGAGTACATCAAGTCTGCATGGAATGATAATGCCTACAAGAATGACGATACCGATACTGATACGGTTGAGGAGTTCGTAGACATTGAAGCAGAGGACTTTGTGTAATGAACCATCCTGCTGAACTAGCAATACATCAGTACCTTGAGAACGCTGCCAACGGTAGGTCTTCTATGTCAGATGAAACAATCGACACAGTAGCACGTGAAGTAGCAGAGGCACTGAAACGTCAGTTCGGTAGTGGTAATAAACGTGGCAAGTTCAGGTTAAGGATGTCCAACATTGGACGTCCTACTTGTCAACTTTGGTTTGATAAGAACAAACCTGAAACGGCATTACCAAAGCCGACTACATTTGTAATGAACATGATGTTAGGAGATATAGTTGAAGCTGTTTTTAAGGGTGTTCTTAAAGAGTCTAACGTGGCTTTTGAAGACACTGATACGGTTAGCCTTCCAGTGGGAGATAGTAATGATACTGTTGTTTCTGGGAGTTATGATCTTATCGTAGACGGAGCACTTGATGATGTTAAGTCAGCATCAGATTGGTCTTACCGAAATAAGTTTGAGTCGTATGATACGTTAGCCAAAGGCGATTCGTTTGGATATGTCGGGCAGTTAGCAGGTTATGCTAAAGCTTCAGGTAAGAAGGTAGGTGGTTGGTGGGTTGTAAACAAAGCCAACGGTGGCATAAAGTATGTACCTGCTGACAACCTTGACATGGAAGTAGAGATGGACAAGATCAAACAGACTGTGGAGACAGTCAATAAGAACGAGTTCAAACGATGCTTCAAACCTGTACCTGAGTTCTTTAGGGGTAAACCTACAGGCAACACGGTACTTAATGATGGTTGCAAGTTCTGTGACTATCGACATGAGTGTTGGCCTAACATGGTAGAAGAGCCATCACGAATGTCTAAAGCAAAAGACCCTAAGATAGTGGCATACATAGAGGAGTTAACATGATAGGAGAATCTCAATTAGATGAGTTACAAGAAAACATCAAGGCGATGGAACAGGAACTCATGGAGAAGAAGAAAGCTTTACGAGATGCTAAGTACACAGGACTACGTACTGCAATGCAAGCTCGTAAGGATGCAGATGAAGCTATCCGTCAGGAACTAAAGGACTTGGGTTACTCACAACCACCATCCTTTAATCAGCCTTTACACTGGCACTGGAAGTTCTAGTGGACGGTAGGCGCTTTAAACATGCGCTAAAGCAGGGGTATAGGAGTGGTCTTGAGATTAAAGTCAAGGACTATTTGAGAGAACGTAAGGTACGTTTTAAGTACGAGTCTCTTAAAATAGAATGGGAAGACTTGATGTACCGCACCTATACTCCTGAC